ACTCTACAGAAAAAGCCACAAAGAGACAGTATCAGGCTTTGACGCGCGCTGTAAAAGATGAGGTAACAGAAGCACTGGTAGAAATGAGAAATAGAGTTAGAGAGCAGGATACTGTTCTCGATACAATGTTCAATCAGGGAGAGATAGACGAAAAGGAAAGACTAAAAAGACGTCTGGTGAATTGGCGCGTGTTTGCATCGGAGCAAACGCAAGTGATAGGGAATATCATGGACGCCACAATTAAAGAAGTTGAGAGGCTGAGAAGTTCAGGGTCGGCATCAGAAGAAGAAATAAAGGATGCGGAGAGACGACTCTCCGCTATAGTGAACTTCTTTTCTTCAGCAGAAATAAGCCTTGAAAATACATTGTCAATATTATCAAGAGATAATGATTTTCTCTCTGAAGAGTCAAAAAATGCCGCAAGATTTGCGTCTGTATTTAATAATTTTGTAAATTCAACAAAGTCAAAAATGGCAGGTCTTAATGAGCAGCTTCGAGAAGGAATGCCTAGTCTTGCGAAGTTTCTTTCTGATCTTGAAGGGAATAAGTTTGGAGCAATAGAAAATATTGACACTACGGCGCTGGAGTTTGTAAAGCAAGAGCTTGTTAATATAGATAATGCAATAAAGGACCTTGCAGATAAGAAAGTTTTAGAGTCTACAATGAATACGGCAGAGAAGGCTTTGGCGAAAGCAACCGAGGAGGCCAATATTTTTAGAGAGGCCGTAGATGCCGGTCTAAACGAAGTGCCGAATAATCGAGTTCGCAGATTTCGAAGAACGATAGCGGGTATAGCGGCGGCATATAAGGAGGCTGGAGGTGACGCAACGGTACTTTTAGAGGTGCAAGAGCAACTTTTAAGACAAGCGGCTAATACTAACGCATACGAGAAAACTTTAGAAATAAGAAGGGAGATAAATAACCTTAATCTTGAATCTATTCAGAATTTACGTGAGAAATTCGACGAAGAGGAAAGGCTGTTAGATCAACAGTGGGACGCATTCGTTCTGGAGAACGCCCAGGCCGAAAACATACAGCAGCTAATTGAGTTGTACGAAAATCTCCGCGAGAAAAAGAGAGAGGCTTTCGAAAACAACCAACCAATGAGAAGGATGCTTCGCGAGTGGGAGGACGTAAAAGGCGCACTGGAGACCTCTCAGGCAAGCTGGATGAGTGGGTTTGTAGATACGATTGTAGATGGTCTTGTCCAAGGAAAGATAGCGTTTAAGGATTTTGCAGTATCGGTTCTTGCCGATCTTGCGAAAATAATGATTAGGGCACTGATGGTAAGGGCCATCATGAGTGCCTTTCCTGGATCAACGCCTGCCGCTACGCAGAGTTCATTTCCTGATTTTTCAGGCTTTGCACTAGGTGGAGTTATGACTTCAGAAGGTCAAATGTCGCTAAACAGATACGCAAGAGGCGGAATAGCAACAAGACCACAGGTTGCTATTTTCGGCGAAGGGTCTCAAAATGAAGCGTACGTGCCACTGCCGGATGGAAGAAGTATACCGGTTTCAATGAGTGGCGGGAAGACAGCAGCACCGGATGTAACCGTAAATGTTATAAACGAGTCTGGAGTACCTGTGGACGCCGAACAAGATGGCGGTCTCGACTTTGACGGAGAGGGTTACGTTTTGGATGTTGTACTTAAGGCGGCAAGTAGACCCGGCAATTTTAGAGACGGACTTAAATCAGCAACTAAATAATGAGAGAGCAAAATGACAAACTTTCCAACAGTTGAATTGGCAGGCTTAGAGGACTCAAAGCATTTCGGGGTATCTCAGGCAGACCCAGTTAAGAGAGCAGAGATAGATGGCGGCTATGCAGTCACTAGACCCAGATACACCCGTCTGCCAAGAAAAACATGGACTACAGGGTTTTCAGACTTAACGGATGCACAAAAGGATAGCTTTACCACATTCTGGGACGCACACATGGGCGGGTCTGATTCATTCACATATCTAAATCCAGCAGATGCCGTGACATATACGGTGAGATTTAAGGGTCAACCAAAGATAGATTACGTTGGTATGGCCGCACTTAGACGTTGGGAGATAAAAGGTATTACTCTGGAGCAAGTGTAATGCCTAAGTCCTTTTCTGTAGTAAATGCGATTGAGAAAAACAAGATTGCTTCGGCGAATGCATGGATCGTATTGCTGGAAATACAATTCGTAGATACTGATACGGGTCTTGTTGCTGAGACGCAGTTCATCGCAAACAACAATGAGAATGTAACCTTTGACTCTAATATTTATGAAGCCTTCCCTTTTGATATAAAAATGCAGCACGAAGCTGGCGGTGTACCAAAGGTAACATTGACCGCACAGGATTTTCAAAAGATAATTCTGTCAAAAATGAATATGTACTCTGGTGCAACCGGCTCTACGGTCATTATGAGAATAGTAAATTCAGATAATTTATCTGCCGAACCAGAACTTGAAGAGTTTTTTGAGGTTACAGACTCATCGGCAAATGATTACGTTGTTAGTTTTACGCTTGGGGCGGAAAATGTTCTAGCAAGAAGATTTCCAAACAGCGCGCAAATGAGAGACAGATGTAGGTGGCGATACAAGTCAGACGACTGCGGATATGTTGGTGTAGAGGTGTCGTGTGACTTGACTCTTCAAGGTGCAAACGGATGTGCATTTCATAATAACTCTTTGAATTTCGGCGGATACCCAGGGCTTAAAGGAACTGGCATAAGATATGGTTAGCGCCATTGATCTTGAATTCTGTGACCTTATTGGTACGCCGTTTGAGTATGGCGGGAGAGGTCCAGACTCCTATGACTGCTATGGCTTACTTATGGAGTTGTATAAAAGAGTCGGAGTGGATATAACAGATTACGGCTCATCTTCGCGTGGGGCCGAAATTATTGCTATGATGTTGGGTAAGGTGCATGAGTGGAAAGAAGTCAGCCCACAGCCGGGATGCACCATGTTAATTAAATTGCCTATGTCAATGCATGTTGGGTTTTTGCTGCCTAACAAAAAATTTATACACACCACAAGATCAACAGGTGGGGTGGTTGTGGAATACTTGCGAATTTGGAATCGCAGAATATTGGGATATTATGAGCCTCTGTAAAGTAGAAATAGAGCAAAAGGTAAGACTGAGAGCCGCACCAGAAGGTATGGCCCGCATTATTCATTCTAAAAACCCCTTTGATGTAAGCAAGCACATTCACGAGCTTGTTGAAGTTGGCGAGCAATTTTTCATATCCGATGTGATTTCAGAGGAGATGAGTAATCTGCCTGAAGAGTTGGTGGTTACGAGCATCAACGGTAAGATAGTAAAGAAGGATGAGTGGGCTAAGGAGAGAATAAACGAAGGCGATGTAGTGGTGCTATTCGAGGTTCCAGGTGGTGATGACAGCGGAAAGGCAATCATAAGAATTGTAATGATGATCGTTTTGGTTGTGGTTACGGGCGGTGCAGGAGCGGCAGGAGCTTTTGGTAGCGTTGGTTCTTTTCAGGCAGCGGCAATAGAGGTTGGTTTTGTAATTGCCGGGGCAATATTGATTAACGCAATTTTACCACCGATAGGACCTGACGGGATAGACTCCGACGGACTGGATAGTTCTAGAACCTACGGCATTGATGGTGCAAAAAATACATCTGATGAAGGAATACCTGTTCCCGTATGCTATGGGCCATTTAGAATGGCCGGAAACATAATCAACTTCCACACTAGAAACATAGGTGACGAACAGTATTTGTATTTGCTATTTAATGCGGGCGAAGGGGTAAGTGCCGGTCTGGTAGATATAGAGCTAAATGAACAGCCAATATCAGGGTTTACAAATAAGGCCGTAGAAATAAGACTTGGCGACAGCGACCAGAATATGATTCCCTGGTTTTCAAAAACAGTTAGTCCAATTTCTGTTGGCACAGCAGTAACGGAATCATTTCAGTCAAGAAGCACAGGCGTATTAGATCGCTTCAGACTAGACTTCGTTTGCCCAAACGGCTTGATTCAGTATAATGATGATGGAAGTAGGGTCGCCAGAACAATCACGTTCGAAATAGAATACAAAAAGACTAGCGAACCTACAGTATGGACAACGCTGACGCATAGAGGTAAGGTGTCTGGAATAAATGCTGGATATACTTATTATGAGTATGACAATTTAGGGAATGATGGGGACTACGTTTCTACGGTTCCAGGTGCTCATTTGGCTGATTTCAGAGACCCAGGGGATTCTTTTATCGGTGACACAATTGTAAATGCTGGCGGTCAGACAGTTGGAATAAGAGACGATGATAACTTGTACACATTGTCCCCAGACATAAGGCGCAAACAAACAAGTGCTGTTAGATTCAGTTTTTACAGCCCTGAACTTGATGAGGACTCGTATGACGTAAGGGTCAGAAGAACAACAGTAGAGTCAGGCGACGCCAAAGTAAGAGATCGTGTAGTTTGGACCGATCTAAATGAGATAGTTGAGGATAACGTATCATACAGACATACCGCCCTGTTAGGCTTGAAAATAAAATTAACCGATCAATTATCTGCGTTACCCACTGTAACTTATGTTAATAACGGAAGGGTAATAAAATTTTGGGATACAGCTAATCAAGAGTGGAGAACGGGACCAAGCACAAACCCCGCCTGGATTGTATGGGACGCACTGACAAATCAAAGATACGGCGGCCAAATGGCCGAGTCAAGATTTGATGTGGATGCGTGGGTTGATTGGGGTGAGTACTGTGACAATAACAATTTGACATTCCAGGGGGTTTTTGACACAAAAACAAACCTTTGGGATTCGGCTATGCACATTTTCAGGGCAGGCCATGCTAGACCTCTTAAGATGGGAACCAGATATTCTGTCGCTATAGATAGGGCCACTGCACCGTCTCAGATGTTTACAGTCGGGAATATAATAAAAGGAAGTTTCAATCAAAAGTGGATGCCTATCACAGATAGAGCAAATGAGGTTGAGCTTCATTATTTTGATGCTACCGATAGATTCAAGCGGCGAACCATTAAGGTTTACGATGACGTAATAGTAGATGGTGCGCCAAAAAATACAGCCACGGCAACAATGTACGGCATTGTGGACGCAACAAGAGCAGCCGAAGAAGCAACATACATGTTGCTAAATAACAGGTACATCAAAAGTACGGTTTCATTTAAGGTTCCCTCAGAAGCCATAGCCGTGACTATTGGTGATGTCTTTATACTACAGCACGATCAGCCAGATTGGTCAGAGGGCGGAAGATTGGAAGCAGGTAGTACGACTACGGTGATGGAGATTGATAAAACCGTTACTCTGGATGCTGCAAAATCTTACAAGTTCATGGTTAGATTTGATTCTATAGTTAGAGATACGGCCACAATAACAGCAATAGTGGGAAGAAAGCTAACACTTGGCGGTTATGCGGGGGCGACAAATATAAACAGGTGCCAGTTGACGGCAGATAGCAGCGTTGACCGAAGAATCACGAGAACGGACACAGATGCAATATGGGTAGATGACGTAACTGGTCTTTCCGTGTCGGACAGTATTGACCTGATTGAGACGGACGCAATAGAGGTAATGGATGTCCCGGCGACAACCAGCGGTGATCTTTCCGCAATACCATTAACGGCAGCTATGGATATAGCACCTAGTCAATTTTATCTTTGGATGCTTGGCGAAGATGTTGTTATTGATAGCGAGTGGAGAGTTACTAAGTTAGGAATAGACAAAGATCTTAACGCAAGCATTAACGGCGCTACATATAACGAGAATATATATGACTGGACGCCACTTACCATACAGCCAGCGCCAGATGCCGGTATTTCTCGTATTGTTCCGCATGTAACCAATGTAGATGCGGCAGAGGGTAGTGTAAATATAGGTGGAATACTTAGGCCAGTTTTGGATGTTTCATGGGATTTACCAGCGGACTTTGAGAACTATAGCGGAGTGCTTATAGAGATAAGTGTAGATAATGAAGGCTATAGATTTGAGAAAATACAGAGAGGCGGTCTAAACACAAAAGTTGAGGTGAACCATAACGATGAAATAGACGTTAGGGTTGTAGCTATGAGTTCGGATGGCAGATACGCTTTGAACTCTTCAGCGCCAGAAGTGACTGGTCTAATGATGAGTGGCGACACTATAGCGCCTGCGGCACCAACGAGTTCTGCAATAGCTATAGGAACGGTAGGTATTCATATTAGTTGGGTAAACCCAATGGATGCAGATTACGCCGGTTTGGATATAAAAAGAAACACAGTAGATAATGAGGGTGCAGGCACGATAATATTTACAACTGGAAAGTCTCAGGTTTCGTATGATGATGTTTTAGCGACGGACGTTGGAGAATCGTATTTTTACTGGTTGCGCTCGGTTGATAGACAGGGCAACTCAAGCAGTTGGACAGCAACAACTCCGACAAGCAGAGTACCATCAGACTTTGGCATAGACGCAACCAGTGGCTGGCTAACGAACGAACAGCATGGGATTACGTCAGACTCAGATGGATCGAATCCCGTGTTTTCTGGGGCAAATGGCGAGTTCAAAGTTTGGAAGGGCAGCACGGACATAACATCAAATTGCACATTCAGCGTGTTTTCAGCCGACAACTTAACTGGCACAATAAACACCGACACAAATAACCCGGTTACGGGCGCGAAAGGATATTATGTGGTTACGGCTGAGACATTATCTCAAGATGTACACTCATTCGTTGTAAGAGCGGTTACACCAGATGGAATAACCATAGATAGAACATTTACCGTAACAAAAAACAAAGCAGGTACAGATGCTTCTACAGTTCATCTTTCAGCGGAGGGCATGGCGTTCTCGTATGAGAATCTTGAGGGTGTAGAGACACTGGTAGGCCCTATCGCAATAGACTTATCTGTGAATGAGCAAAACACTAGCGGGTCGACAACGTGGTTGGCTTGGGATGATGCCGGGGTTTCTATAAATCCAGTTACGAATCTACTTTCGGCAGTGAATGACTCAGGCGCTACAATATCTGAATTCGCGTTTGACGGAATATCAAACAACAGTTTTGTAACAGTCAGAGTGACACGAGGCGGCATATCAGATGAAATAACCGTACATAAAATAGCGGGAGGTTTCGCGCCATTAGGAACAGTTCCAGATTTTGGTCTTGGGCAAGTTGGTGGCCAGGTTGATTTCAGATACGAACTTAATGACCCAAATGAGGGCGAGATTACAGTTACGGGGGAGAAGTTCATAAAGCCAGATGGCACTTTGATTATTCCTGTAACAAATGCATCAAGTCAAATGACCATAAACACGCCATATGAAGGCGTCGGATCAACAAATCTTGGAAGATTTTATGTTATGTTTTCTGAGATAAATTTTGAAACTAGATTTTCAACAGCGGCAGCAGCCCCAGACTGGAATAGTTCGGATTCAAGATTTGGGGTAGTAACCTGGACAGAATCAGACGGTTGGAGAGCCAGACAAAACAATGGTACATATTATTCATTTACACCTTTAGCGACCGACGTTATTATACTCACTTGTGAGCGAAGGAATGTAGACCCAGGTTCTGGAATTGGATTGATTTATCAGAATGCCGGTAGTATGCCGGGTGATAGCATTTATGTTGGGGTTGTATATAGACGATCTCTGTCCGTACCCACAACCCCAACAGAAGATGACGGCCAGTATAACTTTACATCTAAAGTAATGACCCCGCCAGCAGACTGGTCAGCATCAGCGCCAGATGATGATGGCCGATCTCTTTATGAATCGGTAGGAACGTTTTCGGTAGTTGGGACAACCGGAATAGACGGCACGGTAGTTTGGTCTTCCCCAGTCAGAGTTCAACAAGCGGTCGGAAGTGGTCAGATTCTTTCAACCCGTGATTGGGGGCTACCCGATATAAATCCGATGGGGGTTTGGAATCTAAGTGCAGGATCAGCAAATGAAACCACGATGGTTAAAGATGAGCCAGGACCCTTCGGAGACTTTCCTCTGGTAATGCGAATAGCTGGCGATGGCGAGGTTGCTTCTCAGTGGTTCTCGCGATGGAACGGTAATTTTGGTTACGACCAAAATAGGTCTTACGTTTTCTATACTTGGGTGAAAAGAAATACCGCAGGTAATTCATTATTGTATATGGGATTTTCAACAGCCTCACATGTTAAAAACATGGCTGGTACTGTTTCTACAAACCCATATTTTATTTCAGCACAAAGTGCCTCTATGACCCAAGACAAGTGGTACTTGGCGGTTGGAGTCGTATGGGCGGAAGATGCGGTCTCAGTAAATCAGGGTTTTGCTGGAATTTATGACCCAGAAGACGGCACAAGAGTTTATAATGGTGGCGAATTTCAGTGGAACGGACAAGCGGCTGAGACAACCTACATGCGAATGGGTCATTACGATAATTTTTCCGCAATACCTGCAACTGATTATTTTGACTTTACTCGCTGTACAGGTTGGGTGATGGATGGACTGGAGCCTAGCGTGAAGGCGGTCTTGGGCGCTGGAGCAATACAGGGTAACTTTAAGGATATTAAATACCAGAGAAATAACGCACAACCAGCAACCCCTACTGGCGATAATCCACCATCATGGTTTGATGAGGTTCCTAACGGAACATCTCCTATATGGTCTACTACCGCTATAAAGACAGCGCAAGGGGTTCTTATAAGTCTTTGGGCAGAACCAAGAAGGAACAGCGGCCCTGTATGGCGCGGACCATATGCGGCGGGAACAGATTATATTTTGGATGATATGGTGTCCTATCAGGAACGGTCTTATGTTAATGTGCAGGCAGGTTCAGGGTCGGCCCCTTCTGGTTCAAATAGCGGTAATGCAAATTGGGACTTGTTAGCAGGCAAAGGGGATACCGGGGCGACACCGACGCCGTTCAATCAAACTATCGCCATAACGGGTTCGGGTCCGATAAATCTTCGCACGTTGGCGGACAATCATACTCCAGCTTATGACGGAGTAGGCGACGCAACGGTGGTTTTTCAATTAGCAAATGGGGTAACGATCACGGGTAATCCAGGCGCAAACAATGGTGGCGATGGTGGTCACGGAATTGACACTGGTTCATGGCCCCAATCGCCCACAATCGATCTTCGATTGGAGATAGCCGGAACATCACGAGGCGGTGGCGGCGGTGGCGCAAGAGGCGGCACGGGGTTTGGAGGTGGAAATGGCAATGAAGGTTGCCTTGGTGGAGATGGAATATATCTTCAGGAGCCTATGGTTAGCGGCATTGAGATTGAAGCAACGGGGGTTGTTGAGGCGGCAGGTGGCGGCGCAGGAGGTGGAGGAGGTCGTAGCACTGGTGGTGCGGAACCTATTGATTATGGCGGCGGTGGCGGCGGTGGCGCATTCCCTAATGGTGGCTCTGGTGATGGCGGCCCATCGTTAAATCCAGGTTCTGATGGTGGCTCTGGCGGTATTGGCGGCGGAGGTGCAGGAGGCGCAGGAGGCGGTGTCGGTAATGCAGGAGACGGTGGCGACGGTGGCGACGTAAATGTCACGGGCGCTGGTGGTGACGGAGCCATTGGGAGCGGATTTCTAGGTGCTGGTGGTGCTGGAGGTACTCGTGGTAACGCAATTCGTAAGAATGGACATGCCGCCACCGTTGTTAATGGCGGAACCATAACGGGAGCAGAGAGCGCCTAATATATCTTTATCAACAATGGTTTGCGCTATATTTGAGACAGTTAAAATTTAGATTAGAGAAAACAGGGAGACAATTCCCAAAGATATAT